ATCAGTGTCAAGACCTCGGAACAAAACATTTATCTACAACTAAGCCATCTTTTGTTTTGCTTTTGCTTCCAACAAAAACAAGAATATTATTTTCAAATAAATGATGCTTATATTTAGCATATATTTCTGGAAAAAATATTACAGAATCTAGAGCACCAGTTTGATCCTCTATAGAAACAAAAGACATTTCTTGTCCAGATAATTTACCCTTTTTAGTTTTTATAACATTAATATTTGTAATTTCTCCAGCCATAACAATATTAGAAATAGTATCATTATTTTTAAATGATCTACAATCTATATTTGTCATTTCTATATCATAGCTATCTAATTTAGAACAAGAAATTGCTGTACCTAATAGCGCAGCCTCTGTATCTGCCAACCATTCTATTTTATCGCTTAAAGAATATGGTGGATTATTTAGGGTTTGTAATAATCCTTGTATTGCTTGTTTTCTTTTTACATTTACTTTTGTATGATTTAATAAGTAAACTAGTATATCTTTTATTGATGTTTTATTATTAATCACAGAAGTAGCATATTCTATTTCTTTTTTTGTTAATGAACTAGCAATATCAAACTCGAACAACATCTCTGTTCTATTTTTTGAAACATAGTCTATCGCACCGCTAGATATAAGAGCCTTGGCTGCTGTAGAATTAATATTTAATAATAAATTAAGTAATAATTGACACCATGTATATTCATATAAATTGATATTTTTACAAATATCTAGTATTTTATTAAATACAGAATCTCCTACTCCTTTAATATCTGTTAATCCAAAGTAAATTTTATCATCAAAGATCCCAAAGTTAGGATTCTTTAACCTTAAATCTGGTAAACAGACAGAAATATCCATTTCGCTAGCATTTTTTATTAACTCTTTAATCTCTTGTTGAGGATCTATTTTATCTTTTGCAAATTTCAAATAAGAAACAAAAAACGCTTTTGGAAAATGAGCTTTGGCATATGCGGATAAATATGCGTTCATAGCATACGATATTCCGTGAGACTTATTAAATGAATATCTCTGACTTTTTTCGATCCATCCGAAGATCTCTTCTGCTTCTTGTATATTGACCACGCCTAATTTTTTGGCACCATCTAAAAATTTTTGTTTAACTTTAGCCATTTCTTCGGGCTTTTTCTTTCCGATTGCTTTTCTTAATGAATCTGCTTCTTGTAAGTCAAATCCAGCCAAATCTTTTGCTATAGACATAGCCTGCTCTTGATATATCATCTCGCCATACGTTGTGCTTAATGATTTTTCTAAAGACTCGTGAAAATAATTAATTGACTCTAAACCATTTTTTTTATCAATATAATGATTAGTTACACTTTTACCATCTCTGATTGCTTCTAGACATCCTGGTCTTAAAATACTAATCAAACCAGATAATTGTTCTATATTTTCTGGCTTAAGTTTTTTTGCCATCATTTGTCCTAGTCTGGACTCTAACTGAAAGCATCCCTTAGTATTACCAGAAGAAATAAGTTCCCATGTTTTTGAACATGATAAATTTATAGACTCGATCTTTGGAGAAAAAGATAGTTTGTGTTTTCCTCCAGACGATCCTATAACATCAAAGCAACATCCACAATCAAATGACCATTTAGGCATTTATAAAAGATCCTTTAAATTTTACCTTATTCGACAAATTTCTGTGCAGCTTTAAAAATCTTATCATGATGTTTGCTGTATCTTTGACATCTTTTAAAGCGTCGTGTGCATTTTCTTTATCTATTCCAAGATAGTCTCTGAGATTATCCAATGTGTAATTTTTTAATTCATTGTTGTATTCAAACCAATAAAACAATAAATTCATAACATCGATAACATCCCTAGGATAGAATAAAGATGATCTACCTTCTTTATTTAAATTGTCATATTTTTTGCTTAATCTTTCAATAATTCTCAAATCAAATCTATTAATATTAAATCCAGCCGCTATTGGAGCAGAAAAACAGGATTTTTTATTTCCGCTTGATCTTGTGTGGTACATTTCAAGATACGAGACAAACATCTTCCAGCCTGATTCTTGAGACTGATGTTTCTTCCACGATTCAAGAATAGCGGCTTTAGAGCATCCTCTTACTTTGGAATGAAAATCCAAAACATCGCTATCTTCATAAGCATATCCCTTATTGTCTTCTAAGAGTTCTGGCTTAAGATTAATATTAAATTCTGAATCTTTTACTATTTCTAATTTGATTGGATCAACAATAATTGCTGCTATTTGTACAGGACTACAGGCGTCGGGATTAACACCGTCAGTTTCCATATCAAAAACACATATTTTTTGAAAATTAGGCATTAACTGTCACCGTTGTTGATGCTTGAACATATGTTTTGCTCGATGGATTATTTGCGTCTTGAGCATTTATCGATCTGCAACAACTGACCCTAACTTCTTGAATCTTGACATAATTGATTCCGTTTAACTGGAATCTTTCACCAACCGCTAATTCAGAAAATGTTTTATTCATTATTAAACTCCTTCTACTGATAATATCTGGGAAATATTCATAATTTTATCTAACATAGCAATACCTAAAATATCAAATTTGATTACACCTAACGATTCTAGATCTTGCATTTCCATACCCGCTATTAATTGTTTATTTTTGCTATCATAAACCATAGGACAAATATCAGATAGTTTTTCTTGAGATATAACAACGCCAGCGGCATGTTTTGATTGATTAGATTTTGTTCCTTCTAGTCGAATAGCCTGTTCAAATCGTTTGGCCAGAGGACCAGCCAAAGTCCCATCATCTAATAAATAACACCATTCTTTGAGCTTGTCAACATTATTTTCTAAAGCCCATCTTATAATAGACGCTTCCCCTGTTTCTTCTTTCATTTCTTGGAGTTCATCTGCTATTTTGGCCTCATCAGGTATATATTTAGTAATTTTATTCATTTCATCAAATGAAATATTTCCATAAACTCTTAACACCTCTTTTAATGCTCCACGACCCTTCATGGTATTAAAAGTAATCATTTGAGAAACTTTATCGTGACCATACTTATTTTTAATGTATTCTACAACATCTTCTCTTTTATTAATCGGTACGTCAACATCTATATCTGGCATGGAAACTCTATCTTTCGTATTTCTACCAGCATTATAAAATCTCTCAAATATAAGATCATTTTTAATTGGGTCTATACTTGTTATTCCTATAAGATATGATACCAGACATCCGGCAGCACTACCTCGTCCCGGCCCCGGTAACCACCCATTAGAGGCCACGTAGTTAACGATATCTTGAACTATTAAAAAGTAGCTAGACAGACCAGCACCCTGTAAAACAGAGAGTTCGTATTTGATTCTGTTTACATACTCTTCTTGTGCTTCCTGTTTTATATTATTGGCTATTTTATCTCTCCAGCCATTGCGACATAACTGTCTAAGATATTCGTCTGGATTATCATTATTAGGACATTGAAATAATGGCAACATTGGTTTATTGGTAATATCATATTCTTCACACATAGATGCCAATTCTATTGTCGCCTCTAGTTCTTCTGGATTATGTATCTCTGTCATTTCTTCAAAAGAAGGAATATGGTATTTATCAGACTTGAAGAAACATGACATTGGAGTTTCTTCGTCTGAGATTAATTTTCTATTTATATCCGTAAGAGTTGTTTTTAAATTATTACATAATAAAATTCTTTGGTCAACAGCATCATCAGATTCACAATAATGAGCATCTGGAGTAGCAATAACTTTTGTTTTTGTTATTTTAGCTAGTCTTCTAATTTCTTTTGTAAGATCAATTTGATCTTTATTATATTCTTGATCAATTAATTGTGCTTCTAGAAAAAAATTATTTTCTCCAAATCCGTTCTTTAATTTTTGTATCAGATTAATTGTTGCATTAGAGTCTTGATTTTTAATACTATTAGCAATTAAAGAACCTAAATGTCCAGCAAAACCAATAATATTACCATCTAAATATTTCAGCAGGGTATCTGTATCTATTCTTGGTTTATGATAAAATATATCTGGAGTATTTGATTTAGAGATAATCTTAATCAGAGATTTCCATCCATGATAATTTTTCGCTAATACTATAAAATGACTTAGTTTTGAATTTTCTGGAGTTTTTATTGTGCAATCATCGTTGCTGATGTATAATTCACAACCTAATATTGGCTTTATTCCATACTTCTTCATTGAAGCATAGAATTGCACCGCCCCAGATATTGTTCCATGATCTGTTATAGCACAAACTTTGGAACCAATTTTTTGACATCGTTTAGCTATTTGTTCTGGTTTGCTTAGTCCATCCAAAAGTGAATAATGAGTCACTTAGGAATGGACGTGTAAAGGGATATATTCCTTAATCACGTCCATCATTTATTCTCCTCTATGCTTCCTGGTGCCTTGTATTTTCCAAACGAGTGGTTTGGATGCTTATATGATTGTACCACGAAATCCATTCCGTGCAACTCCAAATCGTGTTTGATTTGTTCGCATTTTGTCATAAATTCTCCCTGCTTACAAAGTTGATTGTCTCTGTATTCTAATATTGGTAATATATTAGATTCGGAAAAATTAGTTTTACCAAAATGACATAATTTATTACACATCCAGCTTTTATGAAGTTTTGGTCTTTTTGATGCTTTGATAATTTCAAACTTTTGTCTAAGCATGTCTTCAGTTTTCTTTAGATCACTTTTATCAAAACATATTGAAAATGGTCCTCCATCATTGATAAAATATATTGAAAAAATAATATGTTCTATTTCTGGATACAATTGACTAATAGCATAATGATATATTCTTAATTGTGGATCGTTTTCTAATTTTTCTTGTGTTTTTTCTTGTCCCGTAGCCCAATCAAGCCTTTTCCCAGTTTTCCAATCGATAATTTCTATAGTTTTATCATTAACTAGAGTTATTAAATCTATTGTTCCTTTAAGAGCAAGATTGCCAGAGATCACGCCATCAGGCGTTTTAAAAGAATAATTTGACCACGGTTTATTTATCGTAAAGTCAAAATGTTGTTCTGGTTCTAAAATATTTCTATTCCTTGGATCAAACATACCATCATTAAAATTTATGGCCTTGTAAACCCATTCTGAGCAATCTTTTTTGTCTTTTGGATACCATTTATGATGTTTCGCAGATGAGGAGTAGTGTTCGTAGATTATATCTATTAGATTATCAAGATTATAATTATTAATATCTACTGCACCTACTATTTCATCAGTAATTAATGATTGACCTTCTTGCTTGGCCTTTTGCATAACAGCTAGTATTTCCAATACTTTATGTACTATTGTTCCTTTATCTGCTTTTTGGCCAGATGGACCTCGCCATCCAAGAACATATTCAATAAAATATTGTTGCTCACACATAGAATGAGCATTGAAACTAGAAGATCTAAAATAGGTTATTATAATGGTAGTATTCCTTTATCTGCAAGAAAATTTAAAACTTCTTTGTTTTTTTCATCATTAGACATATTTTCATTATTTATTATTAAACTAAAATTTGTCCAATTGTAATTAGTCGGATCTAAAGCAACTTCTGGTTCAGCGTCTGAGTGATATGGGTCTCTGGTTAATCTAATAATATATCCATTATTTTTTAAAACACTATCAACTTCATTAGGAAATCTATTATCTAATAAAATTGCTAAATCAAAATTTTCTTTTTGTATTTTCAACATCGTCGCATCTACCCATATATTATTGTACATTTTTCTAAAAATTCCTGTCCCAACGAATTCCATAACCTGTCTCGCTGTCATAGGTCCAGAAACATTCCATGTTAGACTATACCCAGGCATATCTTCCCATTTTAGGCTAGTCAAAGAATTCTTTTCTTCGTCTGTTCCATAACACTGTTCATATGTTAGTCCAAGTAGATTGATACATATATCTTGTTTTAGAGGATCAGCAAAACTATATAATTTATATGTTATTGGTATATCATTTCTTTTAATATAATCAATAATATATTCACCAGATGTACTTTTGCCAGATTGTTTTCTTCCTGAAAATGCTATGATTTTTGTCATAATGATAATTTTTCTAATTTGGGTAATATTTCTTGTTTAATTTCTTCTATGTTCATAGAAGCTATGTCTTCTTTACTAATCTGTATATTGTGTATATTATAAGTTTTTTGACATTTTTTCATCATAGCTTCTGCTGCTTTTTTGCCAGCATCATCATTATCCATAATTAATATTAATGTTAAAGCACCAGAAATATCAAGAAGCATTTTTTGTTTATCGGATAATGAACATCCAAAAATAGCCACAGAATTGTGTATTCCAGATTCCTCTAATCTCCAAACATTACCTGGGCTTTCTACGATAATAGCACAACCGGTTTTTTTGATAAAGTCTTTTGCAAACCAATAATTATATAGGTATTCTTGTGTTTTAAAATCTTTATTATGTCTCCATTTTGACATAAGCCAAGCATATTCTCCATCTGGACATATAGAAGTGTCGTTATGAAAGTATGAACACTTATCACATTTTTCATTAATACTTCTTCCTGTACATCCAACCATATATTTGTAATCAATGTCATAAACTGGCACAACAGCCCTATTTGACATCTCCTTATTTTCTGCGACACAATCACCAACATCATACTTGTTTAATATGCTTTCGGAAAAACCTCTTTCTATAAAGTATTTTGATGGAATTATTAAAGACTTTCTTATTTGTTGCTTTGTGACTCTTGACTGATTAATATTTTGTTTGGTATTAATATAATTTATGGTATTAACAAAACTACTTTTTTCTACAGTTTTTTTATCTATTTTGATATCAGATAGATTTTGTTTTATAAATTTTTGTGCAAAAGTCAATGCTTCGTCAAATGAGCAAACAGTATCCCCATTTTTAGTCCAATTATGATTATTGTGGGATATAACACCTCTAATAAAACCAATTATAGAAGACTTGAAAACTTCTTCACAATTATGCGTTCTGCATTTCCAATTTCCTCTATATGTGTCCCCTTCAGGATACAGATTTAATGCAGATGCATTGTCTCCGCCATGAATAGGACAGCTCATTGTGATCATTTTTGATAATCTTTTATATTCGATTCCAAAATAATCAAGCAATGATTCTATATTATCACATAATTTATCTGATAATAATTTTAATTTATGTTGATTATACGAAACTGATTTCTTCGTCATCGTTGTCTTCATTTACTATAAATCCATCTTTTTCGTTTTTGATACCATTAGATATTTCTAGTTTTGTTTGTCCCTCAGTGATCTTAGCACACCAGCCCTTAAGATGAAAATTGATATAGTCATTGTCATCTAAACACCCACCATGTCTAGAAATTAATGGGACTAGTTTTCTGTTTCCACTTTTACCAGAATCCTCTGCCATTTCTTCATCTGATTTTCTCTTAAATATAGTAAAATTACTACATAGCCAGATAATTCTATCAGATCCTGATGCGGTGTCGGTGCTTTCTTTGGTTATTCCATCTCTATTTAATTGTATAAAACTTAATATAGGTATTTGGTATTTAACCGAAAAATTATGAAGAGCGGTCATCATAAAGCCAAGTATTTGGTATTCTTTCAGATCTTGGCTAATGCCAGCACTATCCATTAGTTTTAAATAATCATAAATTATTACACAGTCCTTTGCCGTGCCATCAGGATTAAGGCCAACATCTTTGCACAACCATCTTCTCATAATACTCAACTGTTCGTCAAAAGGCTTACCAGCGATAGACTTATAATACAGTTTTGTATTTTTAAGCGATTCTGTAGCATCTTTTATTTTTTGGTTTGTTACTGGTATTGTAGAAAATTTACCAGTTTCGATACTATTAATTTCTGTTTCTGTCATCATAGCTAATATTCTATGGATATGATCATTGGTGCTCATTTCGGTATCCATATTCAATACTGGAATTCCAAGTTTATTGGCTATAAAAAAACCAATATTATCTGCTAGCAATGTTTTTCCAACTTTTGGTCTAGCAGCAATAATATTTACCGTCCCTTTTCTAAGACCACCACCAATAGCGTGATCATATATTGGAAAGCCTGTTGATATGCCTATCTGATCAACAGGATTACTCTTTAAATATTCTATATAGTCATCAATGCCTTGGCCTATTGCTCTTGGCTCACTATCATTAGACAGATGAGATCCAAAATCTAAGAGTGTGTCTTCTGCTATTGATAATATAGATGAGATTGGCTCAGAACCAGTAACATCTAAAAGTTTTTCTTGTGCCTTCTCTAATTCTTTGTGTAAAGATCTGGCTATCTCTAGCTTCTTAATTTTAGTAGCAAATTGATTTATATTATCTATATTTGCAGGAAAATCTAAAATGGCTTTAAGATGTTGTGCTTCTTCTTTTTTATTAAGAATATGCGACATGCCCAAATCTTGGGCAGCAGAGTATACAGAGGC